TGAAGTCACAAGTTTGTGGTGATTTATAGGTTTATCGAACTTTCTCTGCTTTACGAATTCACGTAGTGCAGGGACCGTTTTATAAAACTTACGAAACTCCACAAAGCCGGGCCAATCAAAAATACATTGATCATGATCTGTTATTGGATCTGGATCATAGTAATTTGTTGATTCGCCTAGCTGAAGTGATTTTGGAGGATATTGACCCTCCCTGATAGCATCACGAAGAATGTCCACTTCAACAAATGTTGAAATTATATCTCGTGGACCCGTCACAAGAGCACGATCGTCGAGTGTTAACTCAACTTTCGTTTGCTTCTTCAAGGTCTTAAAGAGATATATTTCCATATCTGTTTCATTGGGCGTTCGAGTCGAGGTCAGTCCAAGACCACCGTGTTTGTATGAAATATCGATTGATTGAGGTGTTTGCTTCAATTGATCTTTACATACGCTCACGATAAGTGGCTTTGGAAAGGCTTCGAGTGCTTTCGTGACAGTCAGGGGGCCATCGGGTTTCCGAAAAAGACAATTAAACAAACCTGTTGTTTCGACTCTCCACTTTTTGCCATTTCTATGACAAAGTTGTGAATTGACGGTACCCCAGGTTTCGCTTTGAAAGTTTTTACCAATGGATGGTTTGAGACCCATAGCAGATGCTATGCGCTTCCAACTTTTTATTCGACGATAATTATCACAAAATAATATATCATCTCCATTGATAGCCGCTTTTAAATCGACTAAATTGTCTGTTTTCGTGGCAAGACCATAGGAACTAGCGTTGGCGACGCATAATATAGGGAAACTTAGTAGTGAGCCCATGAGCTGTCCTCGTTTTTGTAGGACTGGCCCTAACTTACTACTATCTGGATATGTTATTAAATGTATTCCAGATTCCTTAATTAAGTATCTATGAATGTCTGAGGGTAATACCTTCAGAAGTTCATCAACGACAGTTTCCATGACGTCCATGTTCAAATTATCTGTAGCGGATTCATAATCTCCTGATAAAAGAAATCTCTGATTCAAGTCGAGAAGATCCAAGTTTATATGTTGACCAGAGGTCAAACCAAAACAAGGAAATTCTTTCATTGCTTCAAACATTGCTTTTTGCAGAGGCTTAAGAACCCAATTCTCAGATTGGCCTTTAGTGATCATACGAACTTTTAACGGTTCTTTGATCGCTTGAGCTTTTACCGTTGGTAATCCGTCTTCTGGCATGAGTGGATACTCATAACCAAAACCGTATTCACCAATGTTACCCGATTGTATGGG